CCTTACTTTTTTATATATGCAAAAAACAAAGAAATACTTAGTAAAAGATCCTTTACTTAAGATCCACTTTAAAATTATTAATGGAGTGCGTTATTGGATTACTCCTCCTCCTTCTACATACGAAAGATGAAACAATCCCCAAGAGCTTCAGTTATTAAGTTACGCAAACTTAAAGAAATTAGACGAACAAGACTTGAAAAAAATTTATTAGATATCCAATTAAAAGGCTACGACCATTACGTTTTTATAAATGAAAAAGGTAAAGCCCAAGTAATTACAAATCACAGTAATTGGATTAGCGAACATATTAAAACTGCAATCCTTAAGTTCAATTATGAAATTGACAGGATTGATAGATTATTTATTAGAGACTTTACAGAAGAAGAAGTTAAGGAATATGAAAAAACTTTTTTATCGGATTAGTTGTTTTCTTTTTCCTGTTTTTCTGAAGAACAAGATTAGCTTCCAGTTCAATAAGTCTGCCTAGCATAGAAGCTAAAAAAACATCTTGATCTAGTTGGTGTCGTATAAGATGAGTACAATACCTCTTGATGTTGTCATAATCAGTACTCTCCATAATGTCACGACATCTCATTTCAACAGATAATTCCAACTCAGGAGGTGCTGGTTCTATCTCAATGTTGAGAAATTTTTTAAGTTTCATTTGACAGGAAATAATTTTTGTTCAATCATTTTGACGATTGCATCGTCAACATCATTGTCTGATTTGGCTGAAAGATCTTTTAAAAGCGTTAGAGCAGCTTTACGCAAAGACTCAGATCTTCCAAATTTGATGATCAAATTAACTAAAAATTTAGACATAAAGATATGTGTTCTATTCCAAACATACCAAACATTACCGACTCTGGCCTTTCCTATTAACGCTGCGTAAACCTATGGCCTTGCATATATCCAGCCAGTTACTATGTACTTAGGAACTTTTGTTGTATAGCCACGATGAACATAAGTCCAAGTTGCAGGAAAAAGTAGTATGCTCCCGACTTTAGGTTGTATTCTTGTCCCGTCAATAAATTCTGTCCAGCCACCATCTTCTTCTTTTATTGTATTTATATACCAAATGTAAGTATAAATCCTAGACCATCCTTCGTTCATACACCAATCGTGATGCCAATTATAGAACCCATTAGGCTCATACTTTTGGACCATATATCCTGTATCTTTTACTTGGTATCCATCGGAGGGATGTAGATTCCATTTTCCTGAAGAAGTCTTTTGTAGATGGATTTCATATTCATATAATGCGTTACCCAAAGCTTTGTATAAAACCTCATCTTCTTCTCTCCATGCAATATTATGTGTAATAGTAGTGTCTATCGTTATTTTTAAGTTTTTATCAATTCTAGGGTTGTTTTGATCTACTTCCCCTGCTTTTCTATAAGGATCAGTTTCAAATTTATTAATAACCTGATTACAAAAGTCTTGTGACAATGATTTTTCTTTTACCCAAATTAGTTCTTTAAACACACAATTTTAAAATATATTTCTATGATATATCAGATTGACCTTCTATTCTACTTACTGCTCTTTCTAGTCTATTAATACGATTAAAGAGTTCAACAATATCTCTATCTCGTCTGTTGCTGACGTTAGATAACACCATGACAAAAGCACTAGCTCCAACTCCTATTAAGGCTGCATATATCTCAGGCATTGATTTAAGTTATAATTGTGCTTAGTATGACTAAAAAAGCAGCTTATGACAGAAGAAGTCAAAAAAGGTCCTCTCCAAAAACTTAAAGAGAGCATTAACGACAAAGAAGAGCAATTAGCTTTTATCTCAGTTGTAGTAAGGCTTGTCGTTGTTGCATGGAGTGGTTTTATAGTTTCTCTAAACTACGTTGCCTTGCCTGGCTATAGCAACGAACCAAAAGATATCACGTTCCCTGCTTCACTTCTAACTGGTGCGTTAGCCAGTTTCGGGCTAGAGGGTGCTAAGAAAAGAGGTGATGGAACATATAAGCCTGATGAGAAACCATTAAACAAAAAAGAAGTAGAAGCGTTATTGGCTACACAATCAGGAAATTATCAAACTATTAGAATAGAAACACCCATCAAGATTCTTGGTGCGGAAGTTGTCAACAAAAAGGACGATAAAAAATGAAAAAATTAATTGCACTTTTATTCCTGCTTAGTCCTTCTGTAGCACTAGCAAATATTAAACAAGAATTTGTAACCTCTGCACAAATTTCTATTGACTCGCCTTATGTAATTACTAATGCTGCTCCTAACAGCTATAGCATAAGCGGAAATAATATAACTACTTCCACAGGGTCAGGAGATAGTATTGTTACTAATGGAATTGGTGGTCTTAACTTATCAAGTATCACTAATGGATTAGCTGGAGTTACAGCTACTAATAAAACAGTTACGACTGCTGGATCAGCTTTCTCTCTCAGCGAAAGTTATCAAGCTGGAGATGCAACACAATCTGCCATAACACCTAGTTCTGGAATAGCAACTCTTCCTGTTCTTGGAGGACAGACAACAGTAATTTCTGGAGGTACAAAAGGAGACTTAGCTTTAACATCTGTTTCATCGGGAATACATACCTGTACTGCTGGAGGATCTGGTACTAGCTGCATAGGCTCCACTACTGTCCGTATCACCATTGACTAAATTTTGGCTATTAATATTATTGCTACTACCTGTCAAAACCCTTGCAGTCCCAGTAGTGCCTCAATTTCGATCTGGTTCGAGCCAAACTTCAAGCACTTCGGAGTCAGTTATAAATGAGACAATTACTAGCTATCAATATCGGACAGGATATTCCTACTCTGCATCAGGACATAACATTGAAAGTGCCGATACCAATAACTACATCAATCCTACAGCTACCACCCTTACAGAACAAACAGTTGGAGGTGTGAACTTTAGTTGGACAGCACCAAGCCTAGAAGCCGTTCCAAGATGGACCATCAAAACTCCAGGATCAGCATTTTCTCTTCAAGAAACTCTAATAACACCAGGATTAGACACAGTAACGACAATAACAAGAACAATAAATACAAGCACCACAGTAGAAACTACAACTACCTTTGGGCAGTAGCTTTACTTCTTTGCCCTACTAAGGTTTTAGCTAATACAACAGTTGCGAGTCCTAGCTCTAATGCTCAAGGTGTTGTCAATAATAATGCGACTATGATAACCCCCAGTTCCATGCCTCAATTCAGGATGAGTCAGGGTATTATCTGTGCTTCTCCTAGTCTTACGATTACTCCTTATGTAACAGATGCTCATACGTTTTCATTACCCAGAGAAACAGTTACTAGACAAAATATTTACGATGAAAATACTGGTGCTATTAAATACGTTCAAGAAACTCCTAGATTTGAAAAAGAAAACTTTAATCTAAATTATGGTATCTCTGCTCAGATAAACATTCCATTAGGAAAATCTCCAGCACTATGCCATAAGGCAACAGAAATAAATATCAAAAATCAGGAATTATTGTATAAGAAAACTAAATTAGAGATCTCTCTTCATAGGTTGAAAATATGTGCAGAACAAGCAAAATTAGGTGTTATGTTTAAACCTAATACTCCTAGTGCTGTTACTTGTGAAGATATTGTAGTTACAGTACCCCCAGGTCAAGTTATCCCACATACTCACAAAATAAAATGACTAAGTTACATTTCGGAATTGCAACTATAGCCTATTTTGGTGCAGCATTTCTGACAGGAGGGATGGTATTTTTAGGAAACAGTTATCGTAGACTAGCCAATACTAATGAAGCACTATCCGCAGATATACAATTACTTGTCGAAGCATACACTTCTAGTGAAAAAGATTTTTGTTTGTTAGCACCTGCTCCAGACGATTGGCTTATATGGGAAGAGATGCCATACAAAAAAGTTATCCCACAGATTCAGCAAATAGAGCAGTAGACAACCCACGGGCTTAGGCTGCCTACTTATTTAAGTATAAAGTAGATAAACCCCCTTCCAAAAGGTCTATCTACTTAAGCCAGGTCTCACGGCTTATATTCATTATACATCAGATTAAAAAACCCTCCTAAGACTCCATTGCCGTAAAGTCCTAAGAGGATTTTCCTGTTCATGAGAGCAAAAAGTCTCCCTTTATTTTGCTCACTCTTTATTTTACCTTATCTTTCTTCTTTGTCAGCTTTTTAATCACCTGCTTAACAATAGGTTTTACTATATTTAAAATAATAGGAGTAGTCGCAGCCACAGTAGCGATAACAGCAGTAGAAACAACCACGCTAGGCGTTGGGACGTATTGGTCGATGAACGGAACGTCTTCATACAGAGTTATGCACTCAAACCCATCTTCCCCTCTTTTGTGTCCACTAACACGTTCTAGTCGTTTTTCGTTACGAAAGTCTCCTACTCTCTGATCTTTCTTTCCAGGACAAGGTTCTAATTCAGTTGTCTTTTTCTTTGGAATTTCAGGTATCTTTGGTTTTTCCGTTTCTGGAAAAGGAGGTGTGTCATTAGTAACAGGTACTTCTTCTGTAACGACAAGATTTTCAGGTGAATAATCAAGTGGAATAAAACTAGGAAACGCAAAATCACACGTTGTATATACTCCATTTGGATCTTCTAATAATAAATTTCTATTACCTGTATTTTTTATATCACGATGTTGATAAGTACAACCAGGAACATCAATATCAGGTGGTTTAGTTACATTTATATAGTGCTGACTATAAGGTTCTGGAATCTCTGGAATGTATATCTCATTAATATAAATTTCAGGTATTTCAGTCATAAGCATCTCTTGGCAAATAAACTTCTACAAAAGAATGACATCTCGGACAAGAAAGATTAGTTACCATACTAAATTCAGTAGAAGATGATGGATAATCTTCTCCATCCATATCGTGATCTCCACCCCAAATCAACTCAGTTTTACAATGCCAACAGTTCATATTGAAAGTGTCCCCTTATCTCTCCTAATATCAATTAGTTCCTGGAAATTTCTATTCTTCGTTCCACCATCATAAGCCCAGGCATATCCATCATCTATCATTTGTTCATTTAGCGAGACTGTCGCATCTCCTACATACAACCAACCTAATAAACGACCATACTTACCAGATGCACCTTTACCTAACTCAGTTCTTACATATAAACTTTCTCCTCCAAGAGAAGCTGTGTCAATCTTATCTTTCAACCAATTCGTTGCGTCTATGCCCAGAGGCTTCTCCACAATATGGTCTTTGGTACGCTTTTCTGGTGTATCAACTCCTGCCACTCTTACTCGTTGTTTTATTGTTAAATCAAAGCCAAGATTGATTGTAATGTCTATGGTATCGCCATCTACAACACGATCCACAGATGCTATTTTATAATTCCAGCAGCTTAGTCTGCTAGGTGGTACTAAAGCTCCCATTATTTCTTAGGAAGAGGAAGAGGAATAGATTGACCTGTTGTTTTTGGTAATCCTTTATCCAATACGTTTGGCAACATTCCTCGAACCTCTCCAAGAACTTTATTCATTATTTTTGTTTGAAATTGAGGAGAAGTGAGATACTTATAACCAAAGTAAGAACCACCTAAAGTGCTGGTGATGAGAACAAATGAAGCTATACTTAAAATGTTAGCAATTTTTTGAAACATGATAAAATCTGCAATTATTAGAGCCATGTCAGTTATGACATTAGCTACATTCCTGCTAATTATAAGCCTATCTCCTCTCTACGTCACTTTAGGACTGTTACAACGTCAAATAATAGAAAAGAAAAACTAGGTTTTTGCTTCTTTTGCGTCTGAAGGTTTAATCTCTGCTTCTTGATTTTTTGTAGATAATAACTGTGCCTGTGCATCTTTTACACCTAGAATTGCACCTTGAATCCTGTCCTCATTTTTACAGGCAATTTCAAAAGCACGTTTAGCTTCTTCTTTTTGCGTTTGAATAGCAATAAGCTGTTGTTCGTACTGCTTGATTAGATCATCTAAAGGGTTGGTCATTAGTCTGCCTCCTCTGGTGTATTTCCCTCTGCTACCCAAGAGAGGTACTCTTGGTAGTCGGTGTTTGCTTCGTCTTTAGGAATCCATGCACCATCTTCTTTTCTTAAAATAAATTCTATAGGTTTTCCAACCATTGAAGGTTCAGTATGGTTTCCTAGTAATTTGTAAGTATATGTCATAATTTAAAGCTCCGCTGATGATTGGAAAGCACTTATATAAAATGAATTGTTATCATCATAAGCACTACCATTATATGCTTTAAAATGAGAAGTCGAAGAATTATAGTGTGTAAAACTAGATGTAGTATTTGCCCAAGTTACAGTACTAGTGGGAGTAGCTCTCATAGTTGTAGGAAATTCAACAAGTGACATCTTATGATTTACATGGTATTGATAAGCTGGTTGTAAGCTGCTATTCTCTATATCTGGTTTATAAAAATACCTCTGACATAAAGCAAGTTCTTGACCATAGCTACGATGTTCAAAATCTGTTGCTACACTACCTACTTCTAGCTGTACACCTGCAATCTTGACATAATTATTAGTTGAATCAAAGAGATCTATATTGCAATGTCCACCCCTTTGTGAATTTGATAAAGTACTCCAAGCAGCACTTGGAGTTGCAGAGGCATAAGTTCCAAATGCACTATATACAATGTCAAAACAAAATGCTTTTTGAGAACCAGATGTCAAAGCTTTACTTGTGTCTCCTGTTATTGTTACTGTTTTCTTCTCCCAAGTACCTGCACTACTTATTGTTTGTTGAACTTGATACCCTGCATCAGGGTTTTGTTCATTTTCAAAGTTAACTTGAAAGTTACCTGTTTTATTACACTTTATCCAAAAACTTAAGGTTACAGTTTTTGCGTTTGAAGTTCCATAATTAAGAACTTGTGAATCAAAACCTTCCATTCTGTAAACCGTCATTAAGTAACGGTCGGCATGAGAAGTAGTTGATGTTATAGCATATTCCAGACTATATTCAAATCCATACCCATCAGGAACATCTGATGCTTGAGTGATTGACCAAGTTCCATTGTTATTATCATTCATTTGAGTGTAATATCTATCCAAACCATAATATCCACTTTGTACTGCACCAGTTTTATTTCCTCTCTGACAAATCAGCATTGAACCATTATGATTCAAGCGTCTATTACTTAAATTATTAGTGATATTCGCTGTACAAGTGCCGTCATTAGCAAGGGTTACAGCATCTCCTGATGCCCCTGTGTGCCTAATGCTGTTAACAATTAATCTACTGCTCATGGCTTGGGATTAGCGTCTTTAACTGCTTTGATGTGGGTTGTCCACGTTCCAGTTGTATCTAGTTTACCTGCAACAATATCCTTGTACAACATATCTAACTGATCTCCCAAAGAAGCATAGACAGTAGAACCATCAGTTGTTCTATCAGTTTTATACTTAACAGCAGCAGCTTCGTCATCTAGGGCTTTCCTGGCTGTATTTATTTTGGATTGGACAAGTTTAACAGTCTTACCATCTTTATCAAACGCTCCAGCAGAATCATCAATAGTAACTACTGTACCTGCGTATGCTTTGTAGATG